ATGATGATTTAAAAAATATATTATTTATGTAAATGGATGATTATTCGGTGTCTAGTTTGGCTGACTCAAAAAATGAATGGTGTGCTAGATTATTAAACATTTTGACACCATCAATCATTGTTGAAATTAATAATATATTTAAGGAAGCATATAGAGAATGTCAAGAGAATGACGAAGAAGATAAGTATCTGATGACATTTCAAGTATGTTTGAGTTCAATTCCAAAATGGAATAAAAATACTGTTGAAGAAGCGAGAAAGAAAATTACTGAAAAATGTAAATATTTAGAAGAATTAATTACTTGTGTCCATTTAATACAGTTGAAATCACTTACATGTGTCCGTGTTTGTCAAAAACAAAAGAAGGTTGATATTGATATTCCATCAGTTGACGATTTTATACACAAAGTATTTTCGAATGTTGCTCGCAGGTTATATACAAATATCTATTTATTTGAAAAAGGTATTCCTCCATTGCAGATACAGAAGCATAATAGAGAATTGGAATTAATTATTAAGGAGTGTATATTGAATACTGTGAGAGAAACAATGCCAGTTGAAGCTATTTTGAGAGCATATATGGATGAAACTGAAGACAATAGTGTTGATGTAAAAGAAGAAATTGTTATGGAGAATATGCCTCCAGAGATGGAAGCGAAATTATTGAAGGCAGAGAACGATAAAATGAAGAAGGAAAATGAGATAAAGGTTAAACCAGTTGCTGCTGCGGTTCCAACCATTATTTCTGTGCCTCCAACCACAGGAGGAGCACAAGCTGCTTCGCTTGGTGCTACTTCGCTTGGTGCTCCTTCGTTTGGTGCTACTTCGTTTGTAAAAGATAATAAGAGTGTTGGTTTTTCAAAAACGAATGAAGCTTTAGATTCTAATGGAAACCGAAATATTGTGTTGGACGATTCAGATAGTGGTATAATTAAGATTGGAGGTGATATTAAATTAGAATCTGATATTATTAGTAATTTAGATAGTAACCCAGTTGAAATTCAGATAGATACACTGCCATTTTAGAGTGTATACCCCTCATCTCAAATAATAGTGTTAACTATTATGTAATTATATTATAGTATTATATATATGTCGTCTTGTAAAAAAGCAACAACCAAAAAATATTTAAAACGCAAAGGTCCACCATATCATGCGAAAGATTGTAAAGGAAGTGTTAAATCTGGAAATGATGGCAAGTTATATATTTCGTCGCCAGATAAACGAGGAGTATATAAATGGGTATTAAATAATAAAAATAAAACAAAAAAGGTTAAGCCTGCTCATGACGCATCTATCAAAACATATAAAATTCATGACAATGGCGCAGTTCCATATATTGCGATGATAAAACCAAAATCAAGAATTGAAGTTTATTCCACAAATAAAAAAGTTGTAGATATTGAGTATACTCAATTATTTGTAGGAGACAATTTATTACCATATCCATTAGCAGTTAAAAAAGGTAAAGCAATTGGTAATTCATTATTAATTAAAACTGGAGTAAATAAGTATATATATGTTGGTAGTGAAATATACTCGATTGAAACAAAAGAAGAAATAAAAAAATATTATTCTCCAGTTGGAAATTCAGATGTGCCTTATCCATACGCAGTAGGAGATAATTTAACATATTTTATGTTGGATAAAAAAACACTTCCAAACGAATTATTAGACCTTAAGAAAGATGGATACGAACAATTTTATGGACACACAATTAAAGATGAAAAGGAAATTAAAAAAATGGAAAAGGCAAAAAAACATTTCAAAGTAAAAATGATTCATAAACACATTTTGTAATTATAACATTTTGTAATTATAACATTTTGTAATTATATTTGCGTTTAGCAAAACATTAGAATTGTAAAATACTATTTTAATGGAGAACAATAATATCATCGTTCCTTTGGCAATTTCAATCGTTTATTTGCTTTCTAAGTTTATTGAAATGAAATTTATTATTAAAGAAAATAAACCATTGAAAGAACTTTTTCGAGATACACTTATCGTATATATCAGTAGTGCTTTAGGAATGTATGGTATGGAGCAGTTAGATACAAGTATTGTTTCATCAAAAAACGCATCTGTATTCATTGGAAATCCTGATTTCTGAAAAATAAAAATATATAATACAAATTATAATATTATATATTTACACCTCAAACATAACAAGGAAATGCGTCAATATCCATTAATGTTACTGTTGCGTTTTTCTTCATTTTTTTCTTATCAATAACATATTTATTGAAATAATCATTTTGTAATGTGGTTAAAGGCACATGATTATGCACCGTTCTAGCAATCATTTTATACAGTTTAAAATCAGGATATCTCTCTTCACCATTGTTTTTATATAATACATTTCTCTTATTGTCATCCATACACCAACTAATAATGATTCGCAATATAGGAGATTTCACATTTTCAACACATTTCGAATCATCAACAATCATATCAAAGAGAGAACAACCTAAACGACATAAATCAAAACTTGGATTAGGGTCTAGTCGTGGTTTTTTATTATTTAAATATGGCTCACAATTATATTGCGTTGAAGCATCGCCATTACGACTAAAACTGTCACTACAAATTGTTATTTTACGAAATTTATATATAGCTCTACCAAAATCAATAATTTTAAAAATGCGCCCAAATGTTGGCACTTTATAGTTCTTATTATTCACCTTGTAATACAAATGAGTGATATCTGTCTTTATATACATAATATTATTCGTATGTAAATCATTATGTGTTAATTGAAACGTTTTTTGAAATGTAATGAGAGACATAAGTATTTGAATAACTATAGAGTCCCATTCATCATCAGATAATTTATTATGCGTAATTAAAAAATCTAATGTATCTTCACAATTCTCTAAAGCGATTAATTGAACTGGAAACTTTTTAACCGTTGCCATAACACAATCATCGTCATCTTCTTCGCTATCTTCTTCGCTATATTCGTCTTCTTCGCTATCATCATCTTCTTCTTTGCTATCATCATCTTCTTCTTTGCTATCATCTTCTTCTTTTTTGATATCTTCTTCTTTTTTGCTATCATCATCTTCTTTTTTGCTATCATCATCTTCTTCTTTTACTTCGTCTTCCTCATTTTCAGTATTTGATGAACGAGAACTACACGCTGAACTAGAAGTTGAACTAGACGTTGAAGAACTTGAATTATCTACTTCTACAATATTATTATTTTCATAAACAACATTTAATTCATCACATATATTACTATTATTATCAACTAATAATTTATCTAATTCATCTAGGTCATGTATATCTGCTAATTGTATTGATATGTTTTCTTCTTTATTCATTATTTTTATGGGTTCTTTATATGTTCTTGTATCAAACGCGTTGTGTCTCATTTGAAAATCATAGTCTAATGTAAATAATTGACCTAGATTCTTTTTGAAAAAAGGCGACTCTGTTAAATATTCCATATCATCTACAACGTTTACCATAAAGTCGTTTTTAATAGAAATGAATGAACCGTAAAAGTCCAATCCATGAATAAAACCGTGATGATGAAGTAATTGACTTGACAAATAAGAGAAAAAAGAATCAATATATGCTGTATTATTTGTATCTCTCAACTTTTCATGTGAATTGTTATTTATAAATGTTGGAAGATTGAAAAGCATATTATTACTATTATCATATTTACCAATCATATATTTCACTGGATCAAGTAGTGGCGAGTATTTAAAGAATATATCTTTTGTATGTGTGTTTCCATAATTATCCTTTACTTTACCTTGAAAAACATTTTCAGAATGCTTAGAAGTAATGTTGTAGAGAGAATAGGATTGTTTTAAATTAATTGAATTATAATTTGTATTTGTTAAAGCAAAGAAGTTGGAGTAAATAGGAATATAATTTTGTATATCAGATACATTCATTAATTCTGATTTCACTAAAGAAGAGAATAATTTTGAATTATCATTTTTTTGATATGAAAGTTCCATAATAGTCAAACAAAATACTATTTATACAATTTTCAAACTAATAACTATTTTATTTATCATTTATATAGAGCACCGCCCCTTATCATATGGAGCATATCTCCTATCATATGGGGGTTCCTAAGGGGCACAGCCCCTTATTACAATTGGGGTTCCTAAGGGGCACCGCCCCTTATTACCATTTATTCTTTTTAACATTAATTTTCGGTCCACCTCGTTTCTTGCCATCATTTGGATTATATGTTTTTTCATCATCATCTGAATCAATATCTTTTGACATTTCCCAAAATTCCTTTGAACCCAACTTGAAATCACCATAATGTTCGGCTTTATACCAAAATATCTGGTCTTGAAGTTTATTTGATTTTGAATTGTTATTTATAACAAGACATTCAAAATTTTCAGTACATTGGTCCATCACTTGTGAGAACGACTCAAATGTGGGAAACATACCAGCATAGTTTTCCCAAATACGTTTGCGATTGGCTATATATGGTTCTCTCAAAATAAATACGTAATCAATATTTGTTCGCAAATTTGGAGGAATACCAAGTGGATATTGCATAGTAATAATAAGCATAACTTTCCAATGACGACCATTCATAAACAATAAACGCATCATCTTGTCTTTAGACCAAGTATTATCATATAGACAATCGTCCAATATTACAAATGCTCTAGGGTCTATAGTTGAACGTTTATAATGTTCCATCTCTTTTTTGACTTGCTTTAAAACTGTTCTCTGTCGCTTAAGCACATTTTCTATAATCGCAGTATTGTATTCGTCGTGAATAAACAATTTTGGTATATGCGAACTATAAAATCCGTTTCCGGCTTCTGTTCCAGAAATAACAGTTCCAATGGGAATATCCTGGTGATTGTAGAGTAAATCTCTTACAAGGTAGCTTTTCCCTGTATCCCTTCTTCCGATAAGGACGACGACTGGGCCCTTGTTTTCCTCTGGTTTAAAACTGATATGCCTCATATCAAATTTTTTCAATTCTAAAGTCATTTACTTATTTATACCTTTTTAGAAATTAATGTATAACTGATTACGCACTTATTTTTATTAAGTATTTTTTCTAAAAATGAATATAAATTATGTCAATTTTTGTATTTTTTTACATTTTCAAACCATTTTTCACCAAACACTTCAATAAAGATTTTATCTACAGATGAGTATAGTATACTTTTATTTTTTTTATTTTTTGCTCTTTTCATATTACTAAACCATAGTGCAAGTTTATGTTCTTTTTCTTGTTCTTCTGTTGCATTTTCTTTTTGTTCATTTGTTCTAACAATTCGTGACGGTTTTCTTTTTTTTTCTTGATAAAACTGTTTGTATTCTAATGCGAATTTTAAAGATTTTTCCTCCAAATCATCATTTTCAAACCATTTTTCACCCAACACTTCAATAAAGATTTTTTCTACAGATGGATATATTATATAACGATGTGATTTATTTAGATTTTTTGTTTTTTTTATACCAATAAACCATTGTGCAATTGTATGTTCTTTTTTCTGTTCTTCTGTAGCATTTTCTTTTGATTTTCCTATAAGAACTTGTGATGGTTTTCGTTGTTTTTCTTGATAAAACTTTTTGTATTCTAATGCGATTTTTAAAGATTTTTCCTCCAAATCATCATTTTCATACCATTTTTCACCCAAAACTTCAATAAGGATTTTTTCTACAGATGGATATATTTTATTATTACAATTATACATAATACCTTTTTTTCCTTTTTGTATTTTATTACCTTTTTTTCCTTTTTTGATATTTGTAAACCATAGTGCAAGTTTATGTTCTTTTTTATGTTCTTCTGTCGCACTTTCTTTTTGTTCTTTTGTTCTAATAATTAATGATGGTTTTTGTTTTTTTTCTTGATAAAACTGTTTGTATTCTAATGCGAGTTTTAACGATTTTTCTTCTAAATTATCATTTTCATACCATTTTTCCCCCAACAATTCAATAAGGATTTTTTCTACAGATGGATATAATTTACTACTATTATATATAATTTTTTTTGCTTGTTTCATATTATTAAACCAAATTGAGAGTTTATTTTCATTTTTATGTTCTTCTGTTGCA